CATGGTGTTAATTATTTTGTTCTGTTTGTGGTTTGGTGTAAGGGCGAAAACTGTATATTTTAGTCCGCGTTTCGTCGAAGTTTATTTCACATTTTTTGCAGCAATACAGTTGCACTTTCCGTTTAAAATCAATTTTAGGGTTATTGCACTTGGGGCAGGTTGGCATATTGGGCGGCTCTATTGAGTCGACAACTGACTGCCAGTATTCGTGTCCCTCTGGCGTTGAGTCCCAGCGAAAAGCCATTAACAGCATGTCCTTATATGTGCGCACTTCCTGCTCTAATACATCGAACTCAGTGTATTTTAGTATTTTGTCACCCATTGGCAAAAACTTTGCCTTTGTTTTAACGCGTTCTTTTATTTTAATGTCTTGTATTTTCATTTTGTTAGTTCTACTGCTTTGAAAATTTCGTAAGCTACTTGCGGCACTATTGCATTACCGTAAGCTTTTATACTTTCTTCTCTCCATTTTGAAAAGGTAATTCCGTCCAATCGGTTGGAAATCCCATCATCCGCGCTACAAACTGCGGATTTAATGGCAAATTCGTGCCAATAGTTTTTTGAATTGTTGCGGTTAAATCTGTTTGTTTTTTTCTGCCTTTTTCGTTTTTCCAATACAACCCCGTCCACAGCCAGCCTGGCTTTTCTTTGTAACTCATTTGAACTCTGGCTGGAGTAGGCAACAAACCAAACGCGCTCCCTTCTGTGTGGGGCATTGACACCGCACGCAGGTATAATAACGGGCGCGACTTTATACCCAAGATTTTCCAAGTCAGAACACACTTCGTCGAATACCAGCCCCCCGTTCCAATTAGTGAGGCCGCGAACATTTTCGCCCACGACGAAACTCGGGGAAATTTCGCGTATTGCTCTAAGCATTTCTGGCCATAAATGGCGCTCGTCTTCTTTTCCGAGTCGCTTGCCTGCGCTGCTGTATGGTTGGCAGGGGAAGCCTCCAGTGAGAATGTCAACTGTGTTTGCATATTTTGTAAAGTCTGTTTTTGTTATGTCGTTAAAACTTTCGGCGTTTGGCCAGTAGTGCTTAAGAACTCGCTGCCCGAATGCGTTCCACTCGCAGTGAAATACATTCTCCCAGCCCATCCATTCGGCTGCTAAATCAAAGCCACCAATACCGCTAAAAAGGCTGCCGTGTCTCATTCCTTAATAGCATAAGTCACCTCAATGCCAAAGGCGTTATGCCCTAGCGTTGTTTCTTTAAAAGCCTTTTTCATTACCTTAACCCACTCGGCTTGAGGTAGCGAAATACCCTTAATAAACTCTTGAATTTCTGTGCTGTTAAAGGTTTTGTCTGTGTGTTCAATTTCCACTGTTATCACAAATGTTTTCATTGGTCACCTCCTCCGTAGGTTTCGTTGTAGTATTGTTCACCAGTTATTGGTAGTGTACTTTCAGGATAATCAATTCCATGAACTGTTCCTTTGTTGTATGCAGTTTCAATTCTTTCCTTCTCAATTTCTTTGCATTGGTCTGCATAAGATTCTATCATTTCAAGATGTTCTTTACTCAGTAGAATTTGGTCTTTAATAGCATTTAGAAATTGTTCAACTGCCGTTTGTTGTTTATTGTTTGTCATTTTTTACAGCCTCCATAACTGTTTTATAAAGTTTAGTTTCTAGTTTGTAATTAAGTTTTAAATAGGTAGCGTATTGAGTCGCGCCATGTATTCCGCTGGTGTGGTGTCTGTCCAGTAGGCCAGTTATTTTAACCCACGAAAAGTTAAACTCGTGCCTAGCAATGTAAAAAAACAAGTGTCTAGCGGTTACTATGTTTCGCTCTCGACTTGGGCCCATTAACTGGCCTGCTGTTGTGTTGGTTGCTTTGCACACCTCTAGCAGCAAGTCGTTAATTACGCTCTTGTTTTTAAATGTCGCTTTGCGTGTCGGGTTATTGAGTTCAGCCTTTAGCGTTTCTACTTCCACATTGTGCTTGGCTATAAGGCGCTCTAACTGTTGCTCGAGCGCCCTAACTTTCTGGCGTGTTTTGCCGTAAAGTACCAAGTAGTCCACCTCTGTTTTATTTGCTAGCATTGGCCTTCTCCTCTCTCTTCTTAGCCATGTGGCGGCGCTTCTGCTCTCTGACTCTGTTCATGTATAACTCGGCGTTATAAATGCGGCTTTGCATAACTTCTATTTCCGTTAAGTGGCTACGCGTTAAATAGTTCAAGTCCTCGGCCAACTCATGCGCACGCTTTGCCCATGTCTGCTTAGTGTCTTCGCACTCGCGCAGTTTTGCTTTCGTGTCTAGAAGTTCTAAGTGGTAAGCGTTGCCTACTCGGCTTTGTTCTTTAAACATTGACTTAAGGCGCTCAATGGTTTTGCCTTGGTTGTAAATTGTGCCCAGTGCTATTGCTGTGCCCAATGTGAGTGAGGTGTAAAATAAGTAAATCATATTTCGGTAGTTTTTATTGCGTATTGGTAGCCTGCTAGGCTTTTTGCGGCGTCGTCTCCGCTTCTAAATAGTTCCTCAAAGTAATGAGAGCCCCAACAAGGGCCGCCTGCTGCGTTGTAAGCCTCGGCGATGGTGTCGGCCTCCTCTTGTAGTCTCTTTTCGCAGAGTTTAACAGCGTGCTTAACAGCGTCGCTGGCGCTCAGTTTGCCTCCGTGCCTCTCGGTAAACTCGTAATGCTCTACCAAGTGCAGTAAGTCTAGGATGGTGTTTTCTAGTGGTGTATTCATGTTATTTTATTTTTCCTTTATACATGCGCTTAATTTCCTTGCGCTGGTGTTTAATAGTGTCGTTAAAGTTTGGCACGAACTCGTCACGCTCAAACTGGTAAGGGGTAGCCTCTGGCAAGTTGTTAAAATGTCTAACTTGCTGCTTAAGGCAGTGCGCGCCATACATTACAGCTACTGTAACGGGCGTTGCGATAATTAGGTAAATAATGTCTAGTGCCATTGTGTTAGTGTTTTGTTAATGCAATTATACGCACAGACTTTTCACATTACCAAATAATTTGTAAAAAAAATTACAAAAAGTTTGAAAAAAAGAAAAGCCCCCAGTAATACCGAGGGCCCTAACATGAAAACAGAATGCTAGAACTAACAAACTAGCACGACAAATATACTACTCTAAACGCTTTTCTATTGCTCTTATTATTTGCAGGGTCTTTGGTTCCTTTTTTTCCCACTTGGTTAGCAGGCCACGGCTTACGCCTATTTCCTCACAAATCTGGTTTAGTGTTATGCCTTTTTCTATGCAGCGCTTACGCCAGTGAATAACTAGGTTTTCTTTTTCCATTGTGCAAATTTAGTAAACTATTTGTATTTTTGTAAACATGAAAGCAGAACACATTTTAAGCAAGTCACGCCTAGACTTAATTAACAAAGCGCCCAGTTTGTACAAACGCAAGTATATAGACGGCGTAGACGACACCACAGAAACGCCCGCACTTCTTTTAGGCAAGGCGGTGCATTGTCGCATTTTAGAGCCTGCCGAGTTTGGCAAGCGGTTTACTATTGCCCCCACTATTGACAGACGGACTAAGGACGGTAAGGAAAAGTGGGAAAAATTCATGCACGAGGCCGACGGCTTAAGCGTATTAACGCGAGAGCAGGACACTATTATAGAGGGAATTAATAACGCTATTTACAAGCACCCTGCTGCCAGTTATTTGCTTGGCCTTACTGGCGAGAGTGAAATAATGGTTAACTGGACAGACGAAGTAAGCGGCCTGCCGTGCCGTGGTATATTCGACAGACTAACTACTAGCGCTATTATAATTGACTTAAAGACAACAGACGACGCTAGCCCTAAAGGCTTTGCTAGAAGTTGCCATAAGTACCGCTACCATGTGCAGGCAGCGTTTTACATGGACGGCTTACAAGCCAGTCGTAATGTGACAGCAGAGGGCTTCTTTTTTATTGCAGTTGAAAAGAGCGCGCCCTACTTGGTTGGCGTGTATTACCTAAACGCAGAAGACATACAGCGAGGCCGTGACCAGTACCGTAAGGACATAGAGGCGTTCCAGAATTGCCTAAATATAGACGAATGGCAAGGCTATGGCGACGGCATTCAAGAATTAACACTATTTAACAATGGAAAATAAAGAACTAACACAAACAGCAGCGCCGCTCTCTAGTTTTGAGCAGGCACAAAGACAAGCAAAGGCATTAAGCGCAAGCGACTTAGTCCCTCAGCAGTACAAAAACAATGTAGCTAACACATTGGTAGCCCTTGAAATTGCAAACCGAATAGGGGCTAGCCCGCTTATGGTTATGCAAAACCTAAACATTATACACGGGCGCCCAAGTTGGGGCAGTTCGTTTATTATAGCGGCTATTAATGGCTCTGGCAAGTTCACTGCCCTGCGCTTTGTTGGCGACTTGGCCAAAGGTATTAAGGCGGTTTGTCAAGAGAAAGCCACGGGCGAAACTTTAGAGGGCCCGCTGGTTACGATGGAAATGGCAAAGGCAGAAGGCTGGCTAGACAAAGCAGGCAGCAAGTGGAAAACTATGCCAGAGTTAATGATGCGGTACAGAGCAGCGGCTTTCTTTGGCCGTTTATATGCCCCAGAGATTACCATGGGAATGCACACCACAGAAGAGGTAATAGACATACAGCACGAAGAGCCTAGTGCCGTTGCTGCAATTAACGAGGCACTGAAAAAGTAATGGAATTTAACAGCACATTTGCTTTTGACTTAGTGGTAGGCCAAATGGCCGAAAAGAAACTAGCAGAGGTGCTGCAAGGCAAACGCATTGAAGTTAAAAGCGACAAGGTTGCACACAAAACTGGGCGCGTGTTTGTAGAATACGAGAGCCGAGGTAAAAAGTCGGGGCTAGCAACTACGCAAGCCGACTATTACTGCTTTGAGGTTAGCGGGGTGTTTATATTAATTAGCACCCCCGCCCTTAAGGCTATTTGTCGCAAGTACATAGGCACAGAGCAGGACATAAGAGGCGGCGACAGCAACACCAGTAAAGGCATTCTGCTGCCATTGCTCGACTTGTTTAAAGGGTTATAAAAAGGACTAAATAAATACCTTTTGCGCTCTATAATACCAGTTAAGGCAGTAAGTTGCTGGACTTAATAAGCGTGTAGGTAAACTTATTGCCCCATTTTTCGGCAGCAATTTCGCAGAGTTCTATAAACCTATTAAAGTCTTGAGTGCGTTTAAATACTTGGCAGCCCTCACTCCAGCGGTCCACGCGTATAGAGTCCACACCTGCCTTATGTATATTAATACCAAACACACCGCGCTCGGTTCTGTCTTCTGCATATATTCCGTCATTTTTAAAGTCTCTATAAACAACCACTGGGCCGCATTGCCTTAAGGCTTTGTACTTTCCTTGGTGTAAGCCTAACATGTAAGCGCCTAAATACTGGCCCTCCTTTAGTCTGGCTGTGCCTGCCCCGTTGTCGGTTGTTAACTTATAGGTTTTAATTTCCCAGTTGTCCTTAACCTTATAGGCTATAACTATTTCGTCGTCGAATGCGTTGGTAACTTTTAAGCCCGTTGTGGCGTTTCTTATTCCTATAATGTTTAGGTTATAGTCGCCAGTCTCAAACCATTTGTAACCCAGCGCCGCAATAGTTCTCTTTAACTGTCCTATTGTATACATGCTTAATTGGTTTTATAGGTGTAAGCCTCTACCGAGTAGGCTCTATTTCCATTTTTTACTATGGGCCTCGGGGTAATTACCAACCACCTGCCGCCTAATGGTTTTGGAGGTGCGCCGCGTTCTACATGCCAGCCACCTTGCCCCTCGTTATATTCCTCTTTATAACTGGGCGTCCTAATCATTAATATGTCCTTGAGTTTAACTTTATTATGTCTGTCTAACCTCTCTACTGTATAGGTTAACTCGGTGCTTTCATGTACATGACCCATCCAAACAGCGTCTGCGCCCTCTACCATGGTAGCCATACGGTTAAACTGTATAGTTCCTTTAGTAACTGGACCACCGCCTCCGCTGCCGTGGTAGTATTTCATTTTGTAACTTAGGTTAACTTCTGTGTACTCTGAAAACTGCCAAATAACCCAGCCGCCATAGCCGCCCACTTGAATACTAACCCCAGTAGCAGCGTTAAGCAAAGTAACGAAACGCTCTATAATGTCCGTCTCGCAGTGTCTTAAAATGCTAGTCTCGTGGTTTCCGTACCCTATTACTTTAATGCTTTTAGCGTAAGGTTTAAACCATTCTACTGCTGTGTCTATAACTAAGTCTAAATAGCGGCTTCCGTTATGCTCTGGCCTTATGTCCGACTTGTTTCTACGCCCGTCGTATTTACCTTGCATTAAGCAGAACAAATCCCCGTTAATAAAAATGTCGTGCCCGCCGTCAACGGCTTGCTGTAAATGGTTGGCTAGTAATTTTCTGTCGCAGTGTGGGTTGTCCCAGTGGCAGTCACTAATTAACAGCGCCTTAGTCTCTTGAAACTTTGAGCGTGTTATATAAACATTATTTGTCTTCATAAAATGAGTGCCACAATAGTAGCCGCCGCTAAAATACTGCAAAGGTTTTTAAAGCGCGTTACTAATTTGTCTCGCTTCTGCAACTCGTCCAATAACTTAGACTGTATGGCGTCCTGCTCGGCTATTACTGCGCTGTCAATTTTGCGGTATTCACGGCATAGGGCTAACTGCTCGCGAGCCTCAGCGCCTTTAATTAAATAGTAATTACTTGCCGCTAGAGTCGAGGAGTCTATGCACTGCGAGTAAGCGCCTTGTGGTAGCGCAGCTAGTGTCACCAGTATACTTAAAATAAAGCGTTTCATATTTTGTATTTATAATTTGCTCGGTGTCGCGCAGGGTTTTGTATTTAGTCTTAAGCATTTTAAGCGTGTCTGTGCGCCTTAAAATAGTTTCGCTATATATGTACTTAGGCAAAGGCTGTTTAATGTCTTTAAAGCCAAATATAACAGTATAAACAAACAAGCATAACAGCACGACGGCTATACATTCTAGGGCTATTTCAATCAGACTCTTTTTCATCGGTAAAAAAGTTAGTAATAAACTTGCCTACTGCCCCAGCAATACCACAAGCAAGCATAAGTTTTGGATGCTCAATGTTTAAGCCTGCAACAAACAAGGAGGCAGCTGCTATGCTGTCCCCTAAAACTCTAAGGCGCTTAGGTGTCGGCTCAAAGTAGCCTTTAAACTTTAGCCTTGGCCTCTTGTTGGTTTGCATGACTTGTGCTTATTCATGTGCTTTGTGTGCCGCCTCAGTTTCTTTTTAGGCTTAGGGGCAAAGGTTGCCGCTGTGCTAGTCTTTGCCTTTGCCATTGCCCAAAGAGTCTATTTTTTTCGAGTAGTAACGAATTGCAAACAAGCCCGAAATAATACCGACAAGAGCCAGAGCAAAACTAGCAACTGGCTGCCAAGTCTGAGTAAAATGTATAACAGCAGACGAGCCGCTAACTGCTGTGGCGATGGCCGCTGTGGTGTCATTCTCAAAGTGTTTCATTATTTAACGCTTTCAATTTGTGGCTCTGGCAATTTGCAGTACTCACTCTCTGGGTACTTCTCGCAGAAAGTTTTAAGGTAAAGGCTGTCATCCCCCGAAAAAGTATGCACACCACACGGCTTTGGAAAAACCTCAAACGGCGCAAAACTTGCGGGGGGTTCTGAATAAAACAGAATGTCAACCGCCCATTTGTCGCTTTGCTTTGTGCATACGGGTTTGTCATCAACTTGCCCCCACTCTAAACAAATAAATCCAATTTCAACAACTGCGCAATCTTTCCAAGTTGTAACGGTTTCCCCGCTTGGGGTGGTTGTGGTTTGTTGTATGTCTTTTTGTAATTTCTCCCAATCTGCCGGTAAAAATTCAAATTTATGAAAACTTTTCATTGTGTTAAATTGTGGTTAGTGAGGCGAGTTCGGAGTTGGTTAGGCGGGTTTTGAAAAGGGCGACTTGGGAATTTTTAACTCCAGCGTCTAAAGCGCCGTAAATGCTTGTGTTCATTTTTACATCTTCGGTTTGTGGTACAGCGCCGCTGTTGTCGGTGTCTACAATTACGCCATTAACCGCCAAAACAAAATCGTTTTCTTTGTACGCAAAAGCCGCTTTAAATGTTTGGCCTGATGTAATTGCTGGGCCGTTTAATTGGGCAGAAAAAACTGAACCAGTGAACACGTCAGCCACTATATAATTAGAGGGACTGTAAAAAATTCTAATTGTAGCGCCTGTTGAACTTTTTTCTAAAGCGCAAAATAAATTTGATGTTGATAAGGCCAGTCCAACAATTGAACCTTCTACGAAAATCGTTCCCTCCGTCTGCCCTATCAACGAACTAATGCCCGTCTTAAAACAAGCATCCGCAACCCTTGTGGCACTTGCTGAGGTTGTATTTATATAACTTGTAGCGTAACTTCCCATTGTCTTAGTTGTTTAAATATGACCATTTTTTATTTGCTGACTTGTTGCCGTACTTAATAGCAAGACGGACGGCGTGTTGACTCAAACCGTGTTCAAACGCGGCTTGTTTTGCGGTTGGGTATACATTGCCCAATTCATCAATTACGGGTTTCATTTTGTGTGCTTTTGCCTCTCGGTCTTTGGTTAGTGTTTCAATCGTGCGTTTCTTTATTTGCTTTGGGTAGCGGTTCAATGCTCTGGAATGTTGCATGTTTTCGCTATGTGTACACCATTCTAAATTCTCAACACAATTATTTAATCGGTTACAATCTTTGTGGTTTACTTCCGCTTTGTTCTGTGGGTTCTCAATAAACGCCTTTGCAACTAATCTATGCGCCATTTCATATTTGCGCTGATAATTGCCCATACTCATTGAATACGACACATAGCCATTTGCGCCAACTTTGCCCTTCAATATGTATTCCCCGTTTCTCAATTTACCCGTGTTACTTATTTCGTATTTTTCGTTTACAAATTTCCATATTTCCATAGTACAAATATACGCTATTTCGTTGGTATAATTATACTACATTATTCTAATTGTGCGCCCCAAATATAGCAAAATGCCGAACCGCTTGTACCTCTTAATTCTATGTCAATAAAATTAAAGGATGTATTCCAATTCGCCGTGTAAGTATAACGCACCCATTCGCTTGTAGGTGTTATGTTTACAGTTGAAGCGGTGTCGCTAATATCCAAAAATGCAGTAACTCCGCTTCCTTGTTTAATGTACAAAGAAAAAGTGTAAGGCGAACCATTAGTTAATCCCCCGATTGATTGGCGAATTGTAGCGGTATTCCCCGCACCCATTATAACTTTTGAAGCGTTCTGCGTTCCATCGGGTGAAATTGTTTCGTTGTCCGTAGTTGTTCCGTAGTAAGTTGTCCAAACTGCATTCGTAAACGCTTGACTCCATAAACAATAATTCGTACTCTGTTTCTCCAACAACAAACTAGGACACCCGCCCCCGCCATTTTGGTATGTTAATCTTGGAACATTTAGGCGGTCGGTTGTGGGGAAATAGGGCTTGGCGGTTGAGCCGCTGTTGGCTTGGGCTTGGTAAATATAAACTGAACCGCTTCCATTGCTTCCATTCGCAACGGGGAAATTTTGCAAATAAAATCCGTTATTAATTATGTCAAAATATGCAATACATTTATACCAACCATTGCCCAGACTTTCAATCGTTGCGGTAATACCAGATGATGCACTTGTGACAACGCCAGTATTGATGTTAAAAACTGCGTCACCTCCAAGAAAATCAGCAATTCGGAAAAAATTAGATGTTACTTTTTTAACTGTGCAAAATACTGTATATTTATTTTGTGGAACAGATTGTGAAATAAAATCAAACGCCAATGTTCTTGCATATAAAGTTGCATTTGTCCCACCAACTGGGTCGGCTTGTCCCGTTGTTAGCGTTACACTTGCGCCACTTGTTGCCCAAGTTGTTGTAAAATTATTGCTTTGCTCAAAATAATTCCACGGGCAAACCTCAACCAATCCCGCGCTATTTACTCGCGTTCCGTTGGATGCACGGGTGAATGACAAATCGCCGCTGCCGTCAGACGGCACTACGCTGTAAACGGTGTCTTCTTTATAGCCGGAAGGAATAACTACCAGACTCGCCTTATTTAATAAGTCGCTCATTTTTATAAGTTGTTAAGTTTTCTAAGTAGGCAACCAATGCCCTCGTAATAACCGCCGTCAGCAGTAACGCGCGACTTATACAACTTAACCAGAGCCCAGCCCTGCCCTTTGTATGCCGTGCCTCGCGTGCCAACTCCGAGGTTTTGACTTACTAGCATTTTAGTAACCGATTACAGAACCAGAACTAATTACGAAGCCAGTAATTTTATTACCCTTACCCGCTGGCAAATATGCACCCTGCTGGAAAGTAACGCCGCTCATTCCGCGGGCGCTCAATACATTGGTAGCCGTGCCATTCTCTTGGGTTACGGTAAAAGAAGTAAATACAGTGTCCTCGGTGGGTACAACTGCGTCGTAACTAACTGAGGTAACTGTCGCAGCCGCGTGGTATTTAAAACCCTGCGAGCCTGCTATAATGTCTGCGCTTGCTTGTGCCATAGTACCCGCAATTTACAAACACATTAAAAGCAAGGTGTTAACAAATTAAATAACCCACCACTGGACGCCGTCGCATATTACCTGCTCTGCTTGGTAAAGTTGGTTTAATACTAAAGTAGGTGAGCCGTCAATGTCTGCGCCTCCCCCAGTAACTACCACCGTATGGTTGGTAGCAATTTTCTTAAAATAGTATTTTTTACCCTTGCTTTGTGTTGGGTCTGGTAAGTCTACATTCACAGTCCCACCACTAGAGTCGCAAATAATTAACTCGTAGCCGTTTGTTATTGTGTGGCTGCCTGCTGTATAAGTTACAGAAGCGTTATGCTCTTGTATATGCCAGTCTAATACCTCGGTGCTGTCTTTGTATTCTAGCATTACTTCCCAGCGCGTGTTAAGCGTAGGCTGTGAGGTTGGCGCGCCGTCTGCGTAGTTAACTAAATGCTCTACAAGTCTGTCGGGTATTGCGCTAGTCTCAGCGTTTAACTTGCTTATTGCAAACTCGTGGTAGTTTAAGCGGTTTGTTATAATGCGCTCGCCGCTTCTTGAGTTCCAGTCAACACCACCGCCGCCAGTTGCAAGCGTATAGTCTTGAGCAATACCCAACCACTCACCCGCCCAGCGTTCAAACCTTGGGTAAAAAGTCCCGCCGTTAAACAGCCACTTGGTAGAGTCAAACTCTAACGACTTAATAGCGGACAAGTTACCAGCGTCGTGCCAAGTACCTTGCACAACTGGAACAAATTTGTTATAAATTCCTGCAATACGCTTGCCTAGAATTGTGCCTAACTCGTCATGTACTGCCGAGGCAAAGCCGCTATACCAGTCAGAACTTACTACCCATGTAGTGCCGTTGTAAACATACACAGAGCCAAACCCATAGAGGCCCTCGTCGTCGTAATATGCAGGCCCTAGTTTAACAAGTTGGCTGTTACCACTTGCGCCAGTTACGCTTATTGTCTGCTTGGTAGTGTGCGCGAAGTCTGGGTTTTCAATAGTGCCCCAAGGCTGTGCCGCTGTAATAGTACCCCAGAAAGGAATAGTATAAGTGTTGCTGCTAGCCCAGTTGTTAGGCGCTACAAACATACCTTGTTCGGCCTCAATGTAAAACTCTACAAACAGACGAGTATAGCCGCTAGGTACTGGCGGCATTATAAAGTCCATTACATGAGTGTTGTAACTATTACGCGTGTTTGTAACGGTTAACTCTTGAGTTTGGTATAAAGGTATTGCCAGCGAGTTGTAAGCGTTTGTAATAGGGCTATATTGCGAAATAGTACCTACTGAGTTTTCTACATAAATTTTGTAATTGAAAATATAACGCTGGTATTTTTTAGCGCTGCTTGTGCTTAATGCTACATAAGAGTCGTCAAACCATTTGCAAAGCATGCGCACCCGTGTAGGTTTGTTTTCTGCTATTGTCTTGTCGTCTATTGACAACTCAATACTATTAACGTCGGGCTCAGTCCTAACTACAAAAATAGCGTTTTGCCTTTCCTCTATGACGTCAATGGCCCTAACTGGTGGCTGGTATGTTAGCGTCGGTTTAGCTTCCCATTGTGGCCTTACATTAGCGGCAAGGCTTACGGCGTGTAAACTGTTGCTAGTGCTCTGGTAAGTCCCCGCTGTGTTGTAAATTCTGGTAGTAAGGTTAACGCTGTTATAAGCGTCGTCTGGTAAAATCCAAAACGCCCCGCTTTCCAATGTCATGCGGCTGCCATAAATGCTAAGTATTTGCTCTATGGCTTGCTTGCATGTTAGTAAGTCTATGTCTGTTGTGGCCTCGAAAGGGTCGGTAGTGTCAATGAATTGGACGTCGCTAAACGGGTCAAAACTCTGGTAAAAACTAAGCAGGTTAAACTTTGTGTTAGCAAGTCCCTTATAAGAAGCCTGCGCAGTGTCGTACATAGTAACCCCGTCGCGCAAGTAGGTGCTTTCCCCCAATGCAGTCCAGTAGTCGTCAAGCCCGCAGTATTCTAGTGACTTGCGTATAATGTCCAAGCCAGTAGCCAAAGAGTCTGTAAACCAGTCGGGGTTAACATAGAAACCCTCGAGCAAGTTAAGAGAGTCCACAGCGGTTAAGTCAAACACTGGCGCGCCGTCTATGCTTTCGCGTAAGTAGTTTGCTTGGTCAGCAACTACGCGGCCCACATAGTAAAGGGCGTCTGCTCTGTATACTACAAGCGCATAGCGGTTCTCTTCGCTGTTGGCAATGGCTATAAACGCATTACGCACCGTGTCGCTAGGCATAGCCCAACTGGTTGTAATACGGCTAGGCCTTACATAGTTCTCGTAATAAGTGTCTCCCTCGCCTTGTCGCTCAACTGTAAAGCCGTTGCCTGCTAGGGTTAATTCTGTGGCGTCTTCTAATTCTAGTAACTTCTCAAGTAAGCAAGCGCTGCCCTCTTGGTAGCCTCCAGCTGCTGTTACTCTGGTAGCATAACGGCTAGCAAAGTTGTTAGCACTTGAGCCAGTAGCGCCGTCCCATAGTTCAACTCTATACTCTATATTTTCAATGCTCAAAAAAGAGCCGTAGTATTTCCTTGCCATTAGCCGCGTCTGCTGTCTTTATTATACCGTTCTAAAACTATTGCCAAGTCCCTGCCGTTAATGCTAGTGCTTGCAATATAACCGCTCTGCTCGTTTGTTTTTAGCATTCCTTTTAATTTGTCTAGAGGCGCTATAACTTCTGGGTTTGTTCTGGCGTTAGGGTATTCCCCTACCAGTCCCAAAGTCGGCCCGCTAACTATACCACCCTCAGCGAATGCGGTAGGCTGTGGCCCTTTGTTTAGCATTCCCGTAATAATGGCAGAACCTGCAATAAGCGCAACACCCGCAGCAGCTGCCGCTAATGGGTTTTTAAGTATTAACTCTTTAAACGCTTTAGACGCTGTGGCCGTTGCAACCAATGCGCTACCGAAGGCCCGCATAAATTTAGCAACACTTTGCAGCATGGCTTTACCGAACTGGTCGACGCTGTCAATTTGCCCAGTCATAAGTCCGCCTATTAATTCCCCAAAACTTTCGAGGCCCTCTGCTGTAAGGTTGTTAAATGCTTGGTTAACGCCCTCCATAGCCAGCGCCATGTTTTGCTCGTATTCAGTAACTATTTTTATTTGTTCGTCGGTGCTCTGCTTAATGACTTGTGGGTACTGAGTTAATGGCCCAGTTGCTTTAGCGAATGCCTCAATAGTTGGGGAACTTGCGCCGAGTTGTGGAGTCTTAGCGTTAGTAGTATTAAGCGCCTTGACATTGTCCGTTAATGCTTTTACAGCAGTGCTCTGTTGAGTTAGAGCCGTAGTCTCTTTAGTGGTTGGAGTTATTGCCAAGTTTTCAGCAGTTGCCATTTTTATAATGGCGTCAATTTGCTGCTGTAAGTTTTGGGCGTTCTTTTCCGCTATACTGGCTAGCCCTTTTTGGCTCTGCAAAAAGCCTTGTATTTGTGAAGGGTCCGCGCCTGCTGCATATAATTTATTTAATTCCGCCTGCTGAGTAATTTGTGCCTGCTGTCTACCTAGGTCAATGTCTATAAGTTTGGCGCTAAGTTCCTGCAATTTATTATACGCCGCTTTGGCTCTAGCCTGCTTTAAAATTTCATTAGTCAGCCCTTGCGTAGCGGTTTTTAATTCCGTGCTATTTACTTTGTCTAGGTTTTGGTTTGCTAAGAAACTTGGGTAAATAGTTTGTATTTCGGCAAGCGCTTTTTTACGCTCTGCCATACTAGCGTTATGGTTATTAACAACCGCCAATAAAGCACTAACATTCTTAACCTCTTGCTCGAAGTTCTTTTGTGTTTCCTCATTTATTGCATTAAAGTTTTTCTGTACTGCCGAGGCTTTGTCTGCTTTGTTTGTATAGTTTGCAATAGCAACACCTAACGCAACTACTGCGCCAATGGCGAGCGCATAAGGTGCGGCCATTATAGCAACATTGGCGGCGCGTTGTGCTACTGTTTCAGCGGCTAACGCTGTTGCTAACTTTGCACTGGTTGCCGTCCTTAATTCGTTTAATAAAATAACTGCCCCAGTTCGTGTAGCGTTCTCGTCAAGTAGCAAAGCGCTTACGGCTTGTAAGCCATTAACTACCGCCATAGCGCCTTGGAGTTTTAACATTGTTTTTTGGAAGTCCTCACTTTGTACTCCCGCCAATGCCATAGCCCCTTCAACTGCGCCGAATGCGCCAGCAATACCTTGCACGCCTCCTAGTACAGCGTCTAGTTTTCTAGTGTCACTAGCAAAGTAACTAACCTCTGCGCGGGTGTCGCCTATGGCGTCCTTCATTTTACCCGCTGCTATTATAATGTCGTTAGCAGTTTGAGCAAACTCTGGGCCCAAGGCTCTAGCCTCCATGGCTAAGTTTGTCAACTGCCTAACAGTTCCAGCCGTCGGGTTCTTTTTTGAAATTTCCGCTAGTTTATTTTCTATTGCACTGGCCGCCTTGGCAGTCTCAGCACTCATTTTATTACCGCTACTTTGTATAGCAGTAATGGCGTCCTGCAAACCTTTGCGGAGTTTTTCTATGTCCGCGCCAATAACAATGTTTAAAGAGCGTGCCATTACCTAGTATAGTTAATTATAAAGTCTTGAGAAACTTGGTAAATACCTGCAAAGCCTGCCTCGTCGTCTGTTAGTTGTACTTCGCTGTCTAGTTCTATTGTCTGGCATTTAACGCCGTTAAAAGTGCTAGGCAAAGTAGCCGCCTCAAACGCCGCCCTAACTTGCTCAGCTACTGCCGTAGCGCTAGCGAATGTAGTGCCAAAACTATTAACCTGCACACGGGCAAAGTCTGTACGGCTGTGGCTTGTATTCGTAGGGCTAGTAATAACGCTAACAAGGTTGTAACTAATTGCAGGAAACGCGGACTCTTGAGGAATGCGCAAAGGGTTTAAGCGTGTACTCACTAAGGCGGTTAGCCCTGCGTAGTTGCTCAGTATGTTATAGGCTATTTTTATAGGGGCGCTCATGCTTTGGCGTCTGGGGTTAACTTGGCAAAGACATGCGAATATAACTTAACGGCGTCCTCAATACTAATATAGTCCGACTCCTCCCAAGGAAAAGTTAACAAGCGTTTAGGCTCAATAGGTTTCTTTAGGTGTGGCGACATACCCACAGCAACGGACCAGCGGGCGAGTTCCCATTGGTTTCTGTATTGTTGAGTCTGCGCTGCTCGCATGCCCTCAAGTTTTAAACGCCAAAAACGCGGCGTGCATTTCCAAAACTCAGACTCACTTAGTCCAAGTTCTCCGTAACTAATGCGCTCTATTTTGCGCCAAGTAAGCGGGGCGCTGTCCTCCTTGGCTGTTACTTTCCCTCTGGCTCGTCGCTAGAAAAGAAGTCAGTAACGGCAGCAGTAAACGCGTCCAATGCTGGCGCTAACTCTGTAAACTTTTTAATTGACGCCCCTAATTTTTGAATAGTTGCAAACGGTGTCTTTTCACCTTTGGCCTCGTAGCCCTCAATTATTCCGTAGAATGCGCAGGCTAGTGCAAAGTCCATGCTCTTAGCTAAGTCCTTTTGCATGTTCAAGTCTGCAAAGTTTTCCATACCAGCCAACTGCATTACATTGCGGAGGCTATTCATGTTAAACAAAAGGGGGTGACTAGCACCCCCGATTTTAATTTCTGTGCTCATGGGCACAAATATAGTAAAAGAATTAAGACACTGTTCCAACAGTCAAAGCGCCAGTACCTTGCAAGGTTCCAGTAAAAGTTGCTTTGTCGTTGTTTGGGGCGCTCAATGAAAGGCTGCTAAAGTAAGCAGAGCCCGTTAATTTTTCGTCGCCAGTTACATTAGTTGTCATTACAACAGTAACAGAAGTACCAGCCAACAAGTCTGTAATAAGGTCTTTAAAAGAAAGTCCGCTAGTGCTTACGCTGCTGTCGCTTTCAAAAATTCCCTCTACATTCAAGGTGTAGCCGTACTCGCCTGCAATAAATTCCTTTGCGCCTGCGCTGTCTTTGTTAGTAACATCAATCATGTCTTTACTAATGTCGATGCTGTGAGAAGTCGCGTTAGCGATTTTAGTCAATGTGCCGCTGACATCTTTGTAGATGCTAATGAGCGTGCCGTTTACTGGTCCAGTAGTTGCCATGGTTATTTATATATTAAATTATTTTTTTTTGCTAAGTCGCGCAGCATTCCGTCTACGCCTTTTAAAACTTTGTCTGTAACGCTTTCCGCGTTTCTGTCTAGTGCTGGGCGCATGAATGGGCGAGGCGCTAGGCTTCCCGTGTAGCGTCCGTTTGACTGAATACGCGGGCCAGTGCCATACTCAAACATGACGCCGAGGTAATTGTTATAGTATTCTTTACGCAAGCCTATTAAAGCCTTGTCTAAGTTCGTGCTGTCCTTAGTTGTAATGAAACCAATAGAGTCGCGCAAGTCGCCAGAGTCAACTGGCACTAAACTTTTAGCAGTGGCTATAATTGGCTCGCTGCTTTTTCTTATTAACTTCTGTAACTTGGGGCTTTTAATGTCGACACCAATAGCCTCAAGTGCGTCAATAACGCCAGCCATTCCGTCTATATTTTTTTCGTTAGCCATTACAGTGTTACCTCAGTTTGTAATTTCAAATATAGGTTACGCTGTAAATTTGCTATGTTAACAATGTTATGGGCTACGCCTGCCTCAACTACTCTATGCTTTACGCTAATGTCACCGTTGTAGCGCACGGTATAAAACACAATTTGTTTATGTTCGCGTCTGTCAGCGTTGACATTCTCAGAGCCAGCCTCAGCCTCTACACGCTGCGCCCATGCGGTAGCGTATTCGGTCCATGTCTGTAACTTCTCGCCAGGGTTGGTGTCTATTGTTTCGGTGTAGCTTTGTAGGCTAACCAGTACATCCATTGCGCCCGCGTTCATTAGATTAACACTTGAATTTTATAAGGGTCGAGTAAGTAGTGAAAGCCAAAATCCATAGTGCTCTGGATAGTCCCAGTAACAATAGCCTGCCTATTGTCGTAATACTGCGCAATTAATAAAAGTGCAGCGTGCTTAATAGTCATGGGCAGAATAGTGTCGGGCTCTACGCCACTGGTTCCAACTGGGTTAAACCCTTCTGTTACTTCAACAATGTACTTAATCCCGTCGTCTGTTACCAGCGTCGGGGCAGTCTCTATAAAAATGTTACGGCTATACAAACCCATTGGCTCAGGGCTAGCAATCCAGTCGGCAGAGTCGTAAGCAGTAACGGCGTTAGCGTCGCTAATGTAGTATACATTTGTTACAGACAAACAGCGCGTATTTAAGCGTAAATAATTTCCGCTAGGTATGTTAGTACCGTTAAGCGGGTTTACTAGCGCAGGCTGCCCCGTAAAGCCGTCAAAGCCATAACGAGCAGTTGCCTTACGAATTGAGTAGCCAAGGTAATTACTGCAAGCCTCAACAGCCATAGCAATAAGCCCACTAATGTAGGTGTCGTCGCTGCTGCTTGTAACGCGCAGGTGCTGCTTAGCCTCGTTAAGACTTACATAGTCTGTCGCGGCGTTAGCGTAGGCGGTATAATGGCGTGCAATAAACATATTACTCTGCGTCTAGTTCGGTTTCTGGGTTAACAGTTTTAGCCTTTTTTACTGGCTTGCTAGGTGAAGTAAGTACTGGAATTTCAACAGCAACACCAGCCTCAATTAAAAGCATAGCCTGCTTAGTTTCCATTATTACCTCCTCGCCTGCGTTATAACTTAGGTTAAACTGTCCCGTTGGGTTTGCAATAAACTTTATTTTCATATTGGCCCTAGGGCGCTGCACTCAAGAGCACCATAGGCACTTGGACTTTTACGCCTCCAAGCAGGCAAATTATTAGGCTACAATGTCCTTACAAACCGCGAAGGCAGTAGGCTGCAACAAGTTGCAATCCAAGTACGCGTTAAGAACTACATTAGTCAAGCCAGCAGTAGCACCGCTATAAGGGTCAACTGTCAACTCCATACCACCCCAAGAGGCGATAGCCATTTTAGAGAAGTCTCCGAAAATCATAGCAGACAAAGTGCTGCTAGAACCTTTAGACAAGTTAGAAGGTACCAAAGTTGAAGTAGCCACTGGGTAGCCGTTCAAGTCCATACCGCCAGCAGGCCAAATAAAGTTACCTTCAACACCAGAAGACTGGCGAGGAATAGTCTGCAAAGCAGCTTTAACTTTAGGGTTAGTCAAGTAAGCAACTCCCTCACCGTTAGCGTTTTCTACGGCTTTCATAAGGTTAACGACATCGGCCCAAACTGGTGCAATACCGTTAGCGTTAGTGCTGTTAGAAGAAGCGCCACCAGCGTAGGTAACATTTACAGAAGAGTTGGCAATAATACCAGTAGGCTCTGAAGTACCCCCACCTTTGATAGCAGCAGTTTCCAAAGATTGAGCCATAGCATTTAACAACCAGTTGCGCACATAGGCGTCAATGCTGTTAGAAGACTGAAGCATTAACTGGTTAGAAACTTGAATGTAAGCAGCCAAACGCTTAGGGCTAAAAGTAATTTTAGAGAAGGCAGGGCTCTTTTCAGTAGCAGAACCGTTCTCAGTATTCCAACCAGCAGAAGGCACAGTGCTAGCAGTAGGCATGTCCAAGTTACCAACCAAGCCAGACAACTGCTGCACACCCAAACCGCGCAAAACAGTTTTAGGCAACAATACATCGATGATTGACCCTACTGGTTTGCACATTCACACCACCCTCAGAGCCAGAAGTTCCACCAGTTACGCTCATGTCACGCTTGAAAACTTCGCTAGGAACTTTCATTGAGTGAGCAGAAACAGAAACACCAGAGCGCTGAAACTCAGCAGCAGCCATAGAGTTAAACTCGGCTTCTACACCTTCGCGACGGCCAGTAATAGCCATTTCCATGGCACGCTTAAAGCTGTACTGGTCCTTCATGTTTTCTTTTTCCTTTTCCTCGCTGCGGCTAGCAGTGTGGCCAGCGGCTTGCGCTGCCAAGTTTTGCAACTTTTCCAAGGTTTCAACCTCAGCCTTAATCGCGCCCAAGCGAGCCTCGATTTCAGCCAAGCGGTTGGTTTCAGATTCAGCCATAGAGCGGGCTTCCTTCTCGATGGTTGTTTGCAAGGTAGACAACTCGCCGAGCAAGCGTCCACGCTCTTCTTTCAATGCTTTAATTTTATTCATGGTTTTTTGTTTTTGTTTTAAAGGTTTTCGTAACGCAACAGCGCAAGTTTCAAAATGTCGGCTGCTGCTTGGCTTTGTTTAGCGCTTTCAATTTCACGCTCTTGGTCACGCATAGCAACAATGCTACGAGCGTCTGCCTCGGTGTCAGCGTAAGCGGGGTAAGTTACTGGGCTCACATCGTAAAGGTCCTCAATAACTGTAATAGTGCGCTTGCCCATTGTGCCGTATTTAGTAGAGTCACTCCACTTCTGCTCTTTAATTGTAAAAGCAAAACTGCTCTGCGTAATGTCTCCGCGCATAATGGAACGAACTACTGACATATGGGTAGGGTTCTCGTAGTCTGGCACCCATGTATACTCAAGATTTCCGTCTGCGTTTACAAACACTTTGCAGGTGTTTGCTTTAGTGCGGCCCAGAATTAACTCGGCCTCGTGGTTAAATAAACAGCGAATGTCATACTCTTTGCCAAGGGCATAGTCAAACGCCCCAGCCTCTATAACTTCCTCGAAGTAACCCAAGTCAGTAACTGAATTAATAACGGCAGCGATGCCGCCAATTTCTTTAGGCATGTTTTCGCCTTCTGCTCTGGCAATTACGGTACCCGTAAAAGTTCTACGCTCTTGTTTCATTATATTACCTCGGTGTTATTTACCCCGTCTGGGTTATTGTTTTTGTCTGCCGTGCTCATTAACTGCGCTATTTTAGCGTCCATGTATTCGTCTATTTTAGACGACGGCATTAAGTTGCTTTCGATTAAGTATTCGTCGCCACCAGTAAAGCCGTTAGCGTCCTCAAACATACGCGCCTCGTTTCTAGAAAGCCAGCCGCCGCGGATGCCTTTGTTATAGTAGTCTGCTCGCTCGTTGGCGCTGGCTCTCAAAAGGGAGTTAAAGTTAAATTTAAAATAATAAGTTAACTTGTCGCTCTCAGTAAGCAACTTGCGGGCCAGTTCCTGCTCAATGTTAATAGCATAACTAGCCAAGGTACGGGCGTAAAAGTCTTGGTACTCTTGCTCTACGCTAGACTTAATTCCGTCCTTTGCCCCAATCATGGAAGCGGGCACGCCAAATATACGGGCTATTTCCTCAGCGCTAAACTTTCGAGTTTCCAAGTATTGGGCCTCCTCTGGGCTTAGGCTTAGCTTTTCCATTTTAATGCCGTTAGGCAATACAGTTGAGCGGCTCGCCCCGTCTATAACATCGTCTAGACTTTTCTTTAATGGGGTTGCCTGCTCTGGCTTAATTTGCGCGTCGCTAGTTAACAAGAATTTTAACACGCCGTTTTTATAAACGCCTGCGCTCTGGCTAATGGCTGCCAAGTCAATACCTAAAGTCTCAGCATGCACAACAATGGGCGACAAACCTACAAGCGGGTCGTCACCGCAAAGCCCTTTAAAGTGCAGCATGTCGGTAGCGGGCACAATAGAGGGGAAGCCTTTTAAATTAATTTTGTAAAATAGTTGCCCGTCCTGCATTACTGGCGTAACATAGTCGGGGGCAATAGGGTGCAAAGCAATACCAAGGTAACGAGCGTCACGGTTAATAAACGCGTAGGCGTTACCCTTAAGCGCCAAGTGGCTCACCATGTACTTAGTAAAGTCGTATTTAGTTTGGTAAGCGTTTGGCTCGTTAACTAATGCAGTAGCGTAATGTATTACAACCTGCTCGCGGTTAGTGCCGTCGTCCTTGTAAAGTTTTAAAGAAAGGCCAGCAATACCGTCCGCAATAACTCTAACGCAAGCATGCACGCTAGCAATACTTAAAGCCGTGCGGTCGTTTACCGCTTGGCCGCTTTTAGTCTGGTAGCCAAATACATTGTTCAAGGTATTTATAAACCAGTCAGCAGGCTGCGACAAACTCGAGCGCTTCTCTTTGCGGGGCTGCCAAAACTTTAAATTCATTGGGCGCAAATTACAACCGCCTTAAATTTGTTGTGTTAACATTTGTTACGCCCTTGTGAAAGCCAGCGAGAAAGTGCCGCCCTAAATACATCGTAAGACTTGTAACGCCTTACGCCGAATTTTCCTAAATACTTTTCCTCGGTCGCGTTGTAGGCGTCCTCGTAAGTCTTGTACTTTGGCAGGTTGTTATAGTATTCCTGCATATAGTCGTCTAAAAATTTCATAAGCTAAGAAACCAAAATTCTGAATTGTTCTCCTTAGCGGCGTCCTGCATGCAAGTGCCCAAGGCCATAACTATACTCACGGGCCCGTCGACTTTGTCGCCGCTCTTGGCCTTGTTTATTTTTATATTGCCCGCTGGGTCTTGAGTTAACAATTTGTTGC